GGGACAACCAGTTACTAGACGTATTAGTCCACTACTAAGTTGCAAAGCTTAGTAGATTACTAAAAAGTCACCAATTCCGAAATTGATCGGAATTAGTATCTCGTAATATATTACGAGACTCAAAAGAAAGAGGTTTCCCCCTAATCTTAGGTTGTTTTAGGATTTCTCCCGAAACATGATCCCTCCACTGCCTCTTGCGAGGTAGTTTTTTCAAGGAATTATTAGCCGATCTGAAAAGCTGATGAGCCTTATCCTCCGTTAATTTCTTAGCGGAATCATACATGCCCTCATATTCCATGAGAGCTAGACTAACTTTATAGTTATCCATATCCATATAATTACCAATATATGCATATTTACAATTCTTGTAGTCTGATGGTATATATCCAGCAGGACGACCATTAACTATGAACAGAATTGTCCAAGTGGGAATGTTCCCATTTATATCTGCAACGTTACAAGAAGCGTTGACAGTACGGAAGAGTTCAAAAACCCTTTCCTTTTTCTCATTAGCCCTTAAGTGATCAACTATAGGATAATATGAGTTAATTATCAAAATGTATACAGCATCTTGACTAGTGTGCCTAATAATACTATTAGACATTTTAACGTCCCTAGACTGTACATGTACAACAGGGATGTATCTCTTATCAAACTGATGGCCTGACAAGTCATCTCTTATAGAATAAGTGATTTGTAGGTCGCAATCTCCAAAAGGAGGTTCGGCCTTACGATCTGAGTTAATCCACTGAATTATTTTAGTAGATTCTTCAGTCAGATCGTTAGTTCCTTGGTAATCAAGGAATAAAGGATTCAGTAATGGACCCTTAAATTCATAGAATTTCCACGACCCTAGTACAGGGTCGTCTCTAAATCCACGTTGATATATAGCCCAAACCTGAGGTTTTAAACGCTCAGGAAAGGGAATATTCGGAATGGATATAGCCTTGCTTTCAACAGCAACATCCATACCAGTCATTTCCTGGTATGATCTAATTCGACTAATAATCGAATCCTCACTCACTATTAGTGGGTCTTTAACAAGATGTTTGTAGAATCCTGTTTTATACTCGCGTTCATCGCGAGCACTCCAAATAGGAGTATATCCATACTCCTCAATATTAAATCTCTTAATAACCATTTTCTGAGAGAAACCCCGATTTGACACACGTGTCATAAAGGAATTTCTCATTTTCATGAAAACGGAAGGGACTTTTAAGTCGGAAAAAAACCGACCTGTAAGCTTAGCCTCTAAGGCATAGCACCAGTAGAACATATTCTCCTGTTTTTCCGCCCAGACTTCTGGGGGGTTAGTTCCTAGATAACCTTCTTTTCCTCCATAACGGAGGGGAAAGGGATAGAAAAAGTCACGTAAGTGATCAATTCTAAAAGTTATCTTCTGAACTTCTATTGCGTTAGCAATAAGGGAGCTAGAAAATGTACTATCTCCATACCAAAATCTTTGTTTACAAAGAGAGGTTATTTTGGATGCCGGTAGTTCACCGATATCCCTACCACCCATACACTGAGGTGGCTTAAATAGAGGTAGGACGAAACGCCCTTTGAAGTTGTCGATGAAGACATCTTCCCTCTTCAGGGATCGAGTAATTGATTCCTGATCTTTCCAGTCTCTTGGGAGACGGAAAGAACTTTCACAAAAATATGTGAAAGTCTCAGTACAACCCGTATCATCTTCGGATTGTAAAAGAGTATAAGCCTTAAGCTTATCCTCAAAAAGAGCTTTAAAAACTCTTGCCGGCTCTATACCTGGAACCGATGAATAGATCATTAATACAATGTCGTCTCCCTTTATAAAGAAGATGACTTTAAGGATCTTAATTTTCTTTGTTAGAAGCATACTACTCTTAAAGAGTTGTATAGTTCTACGAGTACAAAGATAATAACCCAAGGATGCTAAATTCTTGGTTCCCGGATCCCCCATAGGTAGGGATCTAGTAGTACGTATCCAATCATGGCGACGTCTATAATCCGGATTATAAGTATCTTTAAATACTTTCGGAAGTTGGAAGAGAGTCTTTAAAAGATTCCCATACCACTCCGATACTATCCCGGACTTCATATACAAATTAATTAGGTATATGACAAACCTCTGATCTGGATAATCCGTAGATACGGAAAGATCAGAGAAGACACTGGAGAGGTATTCCCCTTCAGCAGGTATATCGGTAGAACGATATGCCATATATCCATCACTTGTTCCTGTAAAGGAATTCCGCAATTCAGGGATCGACTCAAGAGTACGAGCACCTAATTTTTGAAATGGATATACTAGAGTAGAGTACCAGCCAGCAGGGACAAGAAGAATTCTTGCCTTACCGCGCTCTTTAACTACGATAACTCTAGTTAATACCTCTTTAGGGGTATTATTTACATAATACATATAGCAGTATGAATATATATAATCGGCAAAGCCGTTTATATAAAAGTTTGGAATCTTTCCAAATTGAGACTCAACACAAACATTGAAGTCTTTTTCCTTATTATATCTAGGAGGAGAAATTAAAGTATCACCAACACCAGTTAGTGTTACTTTTGGTATCTCTTCCCCTTTAGTAAGGATGTCCATATAAAAACCTAAACGCCCACCTTTTGTTCGCGAGAACTCATAGGTAGCAGTTTTAGCTATATATAGACTTGGTTGCCTCGAAAGCGAGGCAAGCTTAAAATCAACCGGATAATCCGGATTGAATTCCTCTTCCACAGGAAGAGTAACGATGGCCTTGAACTTATTATAAGCTTGCACCATCATTTTATCAGTACATGTACCGGTCGATCTTGTCTCTGTAAGAATACAGACACATTTCCAGACTTCTGATACTGAATAGAAAGTATTCTCAAAATACTTCCTTAAAGGGTGCCTATTTAATATCGATAGGCATGGAGGAGGGTTGATCCAACCTTCCTTTTGCTGAAATGAACGTCGTAGAACCTTTCGCCACTTTTTTAAAGCGGTCATATAGCCAGTATCTTTTCCAAGGACACTAGCTATTATGAGGTTCACAGATATTCTATCAGTGATTTGGTACCCTGCTCCAGAGTACCATAAAGAAGTTATCAATAGATCTGGGAAATCCAGAATTCTAGACAACTTCTTTGCTTCTGTATTACATATAGTAAAACAGATTCTTGGGTCTTTTGCATAGACCTTACGAAACCAATAAGTATGGTTGTATAAGAGGCGAAAACGCTTCTTAAAATTTATATACTTCCAATAAGTATATCCCGCTACCCTTGTGCGTGCCAGAAGTTTACTATTTAACGTGTGACGGTTAAATAGAGCTTTTCGTGGTATGCGGTCAAATAAGTTTACGTAAGTCGGAGCTTTCGCTTCAACATCGCATTTACTTGACGGTAGCCAGGGGCTCTGCATAAAATATGCAGACCCATGAAGTCCAGCAAACTGGCCTTCTTTAAGATCCTTAGCAGGATCTTCACTTTTCCCATTCTCCATTGGGATTTGTGGTTGTCCCCTTACATGGTATAAAAACCGTGTCAAAGGTGGACTTCCTAGCGTGTTATTAG